CTTTTTTCTAATCTATTTAAAAAAACTTGTAGACATGCAAAATCTCTTGTGTTTTATAATTACGCATCCGGTCGCTGACCGGCATGTGTCAATTGTGACAAACCACACGGAGAGCTAAACATGCAACACACAGCCATCAACCCTAAGCACCAGCGAGCACTCAACAGCCTGTACAAGGCAGACCGCAAATACTGCGCACTGGTCGATGCGGGCCAAGAAAAGCTCGACTCAATGGACCCCGATAGCGACCGCTGGCACGACACTGCAGAGCGCATCGAGCAGAAGCAGGCCGAAACATATGACGCGTTTTTTGAGGCCGCAGTCGAGCAGGCAGGATTGCCTAAGCGCGAGCTTGAGGCCTTCACCAAATCCTACGTCGCCTTCCACGGCTACACGCCTTACCTCGTCTAAACCAGACCAACACACGGAGAGTTACCCATGTCAGACCTAACCAACAACCCAATCTGCCTAGTTCTAGCCAGCCTCATCGCTGACGACATCGCTGAGCTCATAGACGCTCACCACGACTGGGATTACGCACTCGATCGTCAGCGTCACTACAGAAAGACCTGTGACGGCTTTGCGCCTGAGTACATCGAGGAGTGGAACGCAAAAGCCCTAAATCGCGTTCTCGACGTGGAGCGCAAGCTAGCCTCAATCGGCATCAACGTGCAGGAAGCGCACAACCGCCTGAAGGCTAAGCAGGAAGACCTGCGGCCGGTCGTTACAGAAGAGCAGTTGTTTCGAGGTACGGCAGCATGAGCCGGTACGAGTATCGAGTAGAGAATCGTGGGTCGTTCATTTGCGGTGACGGTGCAACAGAGCTACCTGATTTTCGAGTTGTCTTGTATGTCGATGGCGAGTGGGAAAACGAATGGGACGGAGGCTGGACCGAAAGAAAAGCCACTGAACTTGCTAATCGAGCCAGCCAATAAACCGCACTGATGAGAGCCGGAGGGAAACCGGCCGAAACACCCTCAGGGGTGTCTGCGGAAATCCACCGCTCAATGACCAACAGGAGGTCACCATGTACTACATCAACCAAAACGATCAGTTCGGTATCGCAATCATGGCTAAAACGCTTGACCAGTTTTACCGTCGGCACCAGCCCGCTGAGGGCTCTCGTTGGCACGTTCGCAAGCGAGCCAAAATCCAGAACTTTGACGCCATCGATGAATACGTCATCAAGGGCGGCAAGCTTCGCAAGACCGGGCAGGCGGCAGTCTTGATGGTTAGCGAGTAATACCCGTCTGATGATGGCTGGAGGGATACCAGCCGAAACGTCCTTCGGGGCGTCACGGGAATCCACCCGACTGCTGATCAACAGGAGATCATCATGAATACTTTCACTAACCCGGCTTTGGCAGCAGAGCCTCTCACTGAGGTCTACAGCGCTACTGATTGCGTTTTCAACGACGTTCGCACTGCCACGGTATATCGCCGTCACCCGCTGCCTAGCATGGCTGAGGGCGACGTGTGGGCTGCTCAGTGGCGTGTGGTTACCAGCTACGACAACGACCCTCGCATCGTGAGCAACAAGTGCTTCTTGTACTACGACGACGCTGAGGCTGCTGCCGATACGTGGGTGTTCCACGCGGAGGTGGCGTAATGAGAAAACCAACACCCGCACAAATCAAACAGGCCGGCGTTCTTGGTCCGCACTTTTTCTCTGCGGACACCCTGCGGTTCTTTGGCCAGAACATGGCCAGTTTCAGCACCCAGTGGCACGACCGGGACGCTGGGGTGGTTCAACTCAGCGCACCAATCTACGACTTCACAGGCCAGCACATGGGCACCACTGAGCGCTACGTGCAGGTCACTGGCAACGATTACCGAGAGGTGGCGGCATGAGACAGTCCGATGAACAGCAGGTCCTTATCATGCTAACCCTGAGCGCCATCATGCTGGTGGCCCTGTATGCCCCGCTGTACTAGCCACACTGATGAGTGTCGGAGGAATACCGACCGAAACGCCCAAGCGGGCGTCTGTGGAATTCACCACTCTACCGTCCAACAGGAGGACAGTATGAATAGCAAAGTCGTAAAGCTGTCAGGCTTCAAGAAGCAACCCATCGGTGACCGCGTATGTCGATCGGTTTACCAGAGCGATACCGACTGGTCTGAGGTTCAGGCCATGGCATTGCAGAAAGGCATCCTTGACCCCGATAAGCTGTGGCTCCATGACATAGCCCGGTTCAATGAAATGGGTTCGGGGTTCCCCGGTACCGTTAAGGAGTTCCTTCGCTTACTACAGCAAGGTCGCTCTATTCCCTCTTACAAGTAACAGGCAATGGGGTGGTGGTTTTCTTTTCCCCGCCCCGATTTTTTTTCAAGGAGACACCATGAACCTCAACACCTTACCTTTCGCTGACCGGGCCTGCGTGGCCCGTTTACTACTGGAGATATTCGCACCTCAGGAGCTGATGCGCCTCGCTGTCACGGTCAATGATGGCGAGGAGGATGTCGTCAGAAAGTCATTCGATATGACCGTGGTACTCGATGCCATGGCGGCAACCGATGAGGACTATCTGATCATCTACGAAAAATGGGCCGATGGCAGTTGGAATCGGCTCGGAGGCTTCTGGCTGATCTACAACAACGGCTCTGAATTTGACCCAGTCGTCTGCATATCAGATTGCTTTTACTCACCTGCGGGTGAGTCGGTGATCAATGGCATCTATGACCGGGTCAATCAGCACTTCGAAAAGGAGGTGGCGTAATGAAATTAACACGCGAGGGACTGATGAAAATCATCATCGAGAACGCCGACCAGCTGTGTGTGTTTTACATCACCAAAGAGGGCGCCCACTTAGAGTCTTTGGACCTAAGCAACCCTGCATCGTTCAACGGCGATTGCATCCAACTGAACTGCGAAACGACTTCGGAGGCTACGTCATGAGTCCTGTCTACCGCTACACCATCACCGACAGGGCTAAGGCCCTGCTACGCGGCGGCTTTTATGAACATGAGGTCGCCTCAATTTTAATGGTCGAGTTCACCCTCGACGAGTTTCAAGTAGAAGACTTGCCCAAGCTGGTCAGGTTCATCAATGACACGAGGAAAAAAGCAGATGCACTATGAACTTCCAACCCACGTTCTGGAAAGAATTGTTTCACCGAACGGGAGCTACAAAACCGTTCAGCCTCACCATCAAAGGTCTATGGCCGTTGAGATACTGAAGCGGCGCAAGATCATGGCCGAACTCGAACGAAAGCTGGGGGAGCTGGTAATCGATAAAGCTGACCTCATCGCAATGAAAACCCTGCTCGCTAAGGAGTTGAGTCAATGAACAATTATAAAGTTGGAGACAAAGTGGACGTCAGGGTTTTGGACGGGGATAAACATTTCATAGATGACCCTCGACACCCCCGGCTGAAAAGCATCGATACAATCATGAAGCAGTCCGGGCTCGGACCGCATGACTGGATCTATTACATCGAAGACATTGAGGACCAAAAAGACATTTGGTTCGAGGTTCTCGAAATCAATCTGGCTGTGCTTGACGACACATTCAGGGATGGGAACGAGGAGGAGATCCTTCACGACATTTGCAAGGACGCCTTCCCGGAGACAAAGCGTTCATCCAGCGGCTACTTTGCTGAGGAGGCCTACATCGCTGGAGCTATGTTTCGCAACTCACATTATACGGTCAGGCTACACCGGGAGTGCGGCTTCAAAGACCAAACCCACAGCGATTACCTCAGCTACACATGGGAGCTCCAGTAATGATTACCGCACACATAGAGCTAGAAGTTTCAGAGCTGGACGTTATCAACCCGGTAGTTCACCGATGGACTGAAAGCGTAGAGTCGGAGGGCCGTGTCGAACAGGTGTCTTTTTTCGAGGTTGAATGGGACAGGATCGAATGGCTGGGTCAAATCGTTGAGCTGGATTGTGACGGCGAGCGGCAGCTTGAGGATTACCTGAGTGAGATTTCCCCGTGAGGTTTCAGTTTGTCACCAATGACAGTGATGATGCGAAGCTGGCAATGCAAGCCGCAGAACAAATGGCCAACCGGTTTCAGGAGCCTGTCTGCATTCTATTCGACTACTCAACCGTGTTGCTCAGCCTAAACGACAAGCCGGCACTCGAGATCGTCTACCCGGAGTTTTGGAGTGGCAGTCGATATGGATAACAACGATGTGCTTAAAGATCTAATGCATGAGCACGAGTTATCCCCGCAACAGGTAGCCGAACTGCTAGGCATGACGAGAGAGGGGGTCTACAACTGGACTCGATCCCGGGACACAAGCGGCTATCGAAAGATGCCAGACCCTGCTCTCAAACTACTCAAGATAACCCTACTTCGGTAGGGTTTTTTTATACCGGCACAAACCGCTGAATGAGGTAGTGGAGCATGACCTCCATGTCCTGATCATCGCCCCGGTCACGCCTCCCGCCAATCGCATTGTAATCAGGCTCGTCGCATAGATTGATGTAGCCTATGCCATCCTTCCACGAGACAAACAGAAACGCTGGCACGCCAGTGACGCCCGTCAACAAGCGTATCCGGGCAACCTTATCGGCACTGATCATGTACGTGGAAAAGTGATCCCGGGTGTAGTTCCTCACCTTGATCTCGACCATGCCCACAACGTAACCATCACGCTCAAAGAACCAATCGAGACCGTACAGTCGTTTGGCCTTGATGGCGCGGGCGTTGTACTTCTCCGCTATGGTATCTGCTATCTCGCGTTCTGCGCTGATGTCACGCGATGTTTCGTAAATAGGTCTAGCCATGACTCTTGGCCCATATCCGACGTGTCCAATAGGTCACGATCTCGTTGAAGTTAGGAACGGGCTCGTCATCAGGGAGCATAGCTAACAGCTCCTTGATGCGGTCCACGTCCTGCTTGGCGTAGTGTTGAGGGAGTTCGAGGTAGAGAGACCGGAACATCATGTCGTGGAAGTCTTTGTCGATGTGCTTTCGCACGTAGGCCTCCACAATTGGATACTCCAGATGGATGGCGGCGAGGTGGAGCTGTCGCCTAAATTCCGGCACTCTCACAGAGTTTCTCTCTAATGATCATGATCCCTTCATCGAGACCAACAGTGCAGGTGTAATCGAAGTTCTCCGGGTAGTCCCCTATAACGTGTAGAGGGAACACCATGCGGATCGGACGTCTATCGAATCGGTATATCAGGAGGGGGATATATTTTTTTCCCGCGGCTTTTAAAATTTGCTCCCACCACCACGTCTGATGGATGTCACCCTTGGCGTAACGCTTGCACTCAATGAGGAAGGGCCCAAGCTTCAGGTCCCCCTCATCTGCCACCTGATACTGCGTCAGGTTTCGGCGCAGGCCTTGGGTCGCTTCATCACCCAGCCAGTCACGGAATGTGTTGACTACCTCACGCTCGAACTGAGCGCCCTTTGTCCGTGAATTAACCATTGGTGACCTCAGCAGTCAGCCACCCCAGATACACCTGCGCCTTCGCGAGATCCTCTTTTGGACGATCCTTCTCGCTGTACCGCCATGTGTACTTGATCAGGTTGCCTTTCAGGTAACCGCGGAACTCTTCCGGGGACATGCTGGCCTTGATGGCGTCGATACACTCGAGGTCCGGGTATTGCGAGTTGTTGCTAGCATAGTGCTTCGGCTTCGAGACTCGGTCCCAGTCTTCCGGTGTCGCTTCGTTCAACGATAAGTGATGATGTTTGCTCATGTAGATATTCCTCTGATCCGTAACGCTCAATGAACTGAGCCTTGTAAGGGTGGCGAGATACGCACATTGGCGTAGCTAAACCAGCCCGGTGGTGATTGGGGCATAGTGGTATTGTGTTTAGGTGCGCCCCCGGTTTGACCTTCCCTGAAATATGATGGACCTCGGCCGGCGACTTCACGCCAAAATGCAAGCGACAAACGATGCACCCCAGCTGAACGATGGCGTCCATCCATTCTTTTTCTTCCTTGGTGGCTGAGTGAGACTTCATCCCATCAACGTCCTCATTTCTGCTCGTGTGGTAGCCATCTCTGTCTGCCACGTTTTGAATGAAACCTCTGCCGCCAGTGCATTCTGCTTTGCTGCCGCAAGAGCTCCCTTGGCAGTGCCTCGAGCAATACGCGCTTCGAACATTTCCTGCTGGTCGTCTGCCCACTTGGTCTGGGCCGCAACAGTCTTATGTCCGTGGTGGTTCTCAGCCTGAAACATCAGCTTTGCGGCTGTGCGCTTCTCTGTGGCCTCAGCCGTGGCCAAAGCAACCTCCGCCTGCTGTACCTCAGCACCAGCATTGCGGATGGCCTGAGCAAAGCGTTCGTTATCCATTTGGATTCTCCTTCGAGTACTTGATGTAATATTTTGGACGGCCGGATCGGCGCTCGAGGTACTGACACGTTCGGTTGTCGAACTCGAAACCAACCTTGCCCTCATAGCCTCCGTTGCGGTTCTTTAGGATTTCGAGATACACGTCCCACTGCTTCGTAAACTTTTCCTCTGGCTCCTCGCCTAAAACCCGGCACTGCTCTAGGTGCTCAACCTTTCGCTTGTTTTTCCACAACGACATGAACCCATCTGCCAGATCGGTGATCGACCCAGATCCTTTGACGTCGTATTTGTTTGGCGCTTTGTGCTCGTCTTCACCCTTCCGGGAGTGGGTAACCAAAAACACGGTAGCCCCGGTGGTCATCTTGAAGTTGACGACCTTTTCCACAAATTTCTGCTGACCCTCATAGTCGTCCTGTCTGACCATGTTGGTAAGTGAATCGATTACGAACACCGACACGCCGTAACGACGGTACGCGTACTCGAAACATTTCATGAGGTCCTCGGGCTTGGGCGTAATGTTGTCGACGTACAGCCACAGGTTTGGGCCCATCCATTCCATCAGCTTTTGCCGGTACTCTTTGGGCGGCTCGGAACTGCCTCCGGCCTGCTTCATCATGCGACCCAGCGTCTGCTTCGGTGTCATCTCGAACGACGCAACCAGCACTTTCTGTCCCTGTTCGACAGCATTCAGGCAGAGCTGCCCAAGCCACATGCTTTTGCCATGACCGTTGATGCCGGTGATTCCCCACATCTCGCTGGGCCGGAACCGAATATCTTCCTCGTCCAATTTCAACCAGCCAGAACCAAACCCCTGCTTGTCGCTCACTGACCGATCAAAGTAGTCGTCGATCTCAGTCTCAAACTCGAACACTGATCTGAGCGTGTCCGGGTCTTGCCACCGGGCCTCGTCATACGCTGCCTCGAGCACGAGTCGTGCCTGCTCATAGCCTTGTTTCTGCAGGAGCTCGTTGATGGCCCTGGTCGGTAGCTTTACTCGATAGCACCGGTCACCCAAACGCTTCATGATTTCCTGTGCCGCTAGGTCACCTTGCTCGTCCATGTCGGTAGCAATGATGATCTCTTCAAACCGGGCAAGGTTCTCGTATTCGTTGGCGATCCAATTGGTTTGCTTGGCACCCTTGCCCCCGCCCATTGGGACGGACAGGGCAGGGAAGCCCAGCTCACCGCATGCTATGGCATCCCACTCACCCTCTGTGATCCACACCTTACGAGCATTCGCCGGCATAGCCTGCCAACCAAACAGTATGGGCTTCAGGTCTTTTTGAGTGGACGGGTTACCGTCATGGTTCATGGGCTTGGTCTTGAGAAAAATGAGCTGACCAGTCGTATCATGAAACGGGAAGACGACATCCAAACCACCCCGGGTCTCTGTCTCGTATATCTTGTACCTGAAACAGACTTCACCCATTTCCTTGAACCCACGTCCCTGCATGTATGCATGTATCAGGGTGTTGTGAGTCTGTGTTGGTGGAGCAGGGGTGGTGTATTTTTTCTTTGCCGACTGCGAAATTTTTGGGGCGGGGCTGTAGTCACGTATCCCGTAGCGCTTAGCTGACCATTCCATGGCGTCAGTAAGTGAAAGGCCTCGACCATGTTGGATGAGATCAAGCATGTCACCACCATCACCAGTCGCAAAATCGATCCACTTGCCGGCCTTTTCCCCGTGAAGGTAGACCGACAAACTTCGCCCCCTATCTCCCTCGATGCTGCCAACCTTGTAGCACCCGGACTCGATGATTCCCTCAGGAAACAACTCTTGGCATATTTGATGGGCATGCCTCCCTAGCTCTGATGAGAGCACACGTATATCCATTACTTAACCTCAGCAAGTAAGTCATCTGTTCGTTGTTTATTTTTAAATCGATTGAGAGAGTCCCAGTCTGGGCTCCCAATACGTTGCCACCCCCGGCTTACTGCGAAGGGGATGAGTTCCCCTAGATCAAAGCCATGCTTGGCCATGGTCTCGAAGTCATGCGTCTGACGAGTAACCGTCGACTTGCCCGGCTTTCGATTGCCGGCTTTGTAATCCCACCACTCTTGCCATGCCCGTTTAGGAATACCTTCAGGGCGGGAGTCCAATAGTTCTTCTTTCCAATGTTTCTTCTTAGTAGATGTTTCTTCTTCTACTATGTTTATTCTTAGGTGCTGATTTTCGACATGTCGATTTTCGACATCTTGATTTTCGATATGTTGTTTTTCGTCATATACCTCCCAGTCAAATACGTGCTTGCCCTGATGTATATAACGAATGCGCCGTATGTATCCGGAAGCTTCTAGGGTGTCTGCTATGTTTTTGATGCGACCGGGACTGCACCTAAAGTGCTTGCACAGTTGTCGCTGGGTCACCCGCCAATCATCGATGTGGGTCAACAAGTATGCGAGGACACCAATCGCTTCGGGGGTAAGATCTGGATCACGCAGCAAATCGTTTGGCAACTTTGTGTAATGCCGGGATTTGTTGGCCGCGGGTTTGAAAATCATCAACTGCTCCGTGTGGTTCGCTGTAAAGCGCAGCTAACGATATGAAAAATCTTTTGATAGTGCAAATTTAATTGCACAGATGAGAACTATTCTCATATAAGACTTTTTTCAGTATACTGAAAGAACTTCACACGGATAAGATAAATGCATTATGACAATAAGAAGCGCTCCGAATACCTAAATAAACAATTAGACAAACGAGGGGTCGCGAGCTGGGGTCGCGCCTCTGAAATCGCTCGCCGTACCGGCTGCAGTAATGCAACTGCAGATGCATGGCTCAAAGGCAGCCTGCCTAAAAATATCCAGATGGGAATAAATTTTGCTGACGAATTCGGTTTAGACTTCTACGAATGGTCTACCGGAAAGTCTAGAGGCGCTTTCATCTCAGAATCTCGTCTCACTGAGCTGATCCATAGATGCAAAAACTTCGAAGATAAATATAATATCGATTTGAGTGCCAAGCAGATGGCCGCTCTCATCTCGATGGGTGAGTCTGACGAGCAAAGCCTAGAAACATTTATGGAGAATCTGCGCACGTTTTTAGCTAAGTGACACGATTTAATGGAGTTAACGAATGACCAAGGATAGGATTACCGACGCGGATCTGCTGGTACTAATAAAAAAATTTATTACCGACAATCCATCAATCCATGTGACCGATTGTGATGATGAAGTCGCAAAATTAATTGGCCTAGACAGTCCATTTCCATCTGAAGATTGACAAAGTCTTTTCAGCGCGTAAACTTTGTGGTGAATCTTTTGATTTACTACACGGATATGCGACATGGACAAGACTACTAAAGCCCACATATGGGCGACTCTCTCTGATGTAAACATCACCCCTCACTGTACTGAATCCGAAACGATTAACGGCAGCACTTTCCCTGCCGTTTCGTGGATGAATGCTCACGCACTCATGATGGGCATTTTCCCGGAGTACACATGGGAGTTCACCGAAGACCCTGAAGGTCGTGAAGTTCACTACTTCAACGATGGTACCTGCGAAGTACGGTGCCGGATGACGATCGAGGGGCACACTCAGATCACATCAAACATGGTAAGGGACGGCGGAGAAGTTGTTCGCAACCCTAATAGCTTCCAAATCAACACAGCGAAACAGCGATGCCGAGTCAAGGCTATGGCTGAGTTTGGTTTGGGCCATGAATTGTGGCTGAAAAACACCACGCCGGAACCGGTGGAGGAAGTGACTGACGAATCTTATGAGCCAGTGGCTGAGCCTCCTCAGGATCAAGACCCACAGCAAAAAACCGTCATCGACCGGCTATGGATCGGCAGCCTCGAGGAAATCCAAAAGGCTCGAACTAAAACTGCTGGGCAGAAGATGTTTGATCGTTACGTTAAGGCCCTCAAAACTCGAGGCCTTGAGGACTATCGCATCGACCGGTGGGAAGAGGTCTGCGAAAAGAAGGGGTGGAAAGTATGATGCACCCCCAAGGCTCCGAAGGCTGGCACAGAGCCCGTGCCGGCAAGATCAAAGCATCTACCTGCGTCGTATGGGAGCATATGCATCCTCACATGAGCGTACAGGAAGCTGTACGACAGGAAGTCAGGGCGATTCTCGGTGCCGAGTCTGAGTTTGTAACCAACCCTGCTGTCGAGCACGGCCATAAGATGGAAGACTACGGCCGCATCAAGCTAGAAGAGATTAACCGGTACAAGGTTGATGAAACTGGACTGGTCGTTCACTCAGAGCATTCTTTTCTAGCTGCATCGCCAGACGGCTTGGTAGGTATCACCGGGGGCATAGAGATCAAGTGTCCCTACTACGCAAAGAAGCCTTACTCCGTATTCGAGGACAGCAAAATCATGTACCTGTGGCAGTGCTACATGGTCATGGAAGTCTGTGACTTGGATTGGATGGACTTCATTTGCTACCTGATCAAGAGCCCAACCGATGAAGGTCAGTGGCACATTGATAGGGTAGAGCGCAACTGGAACTTCCTTGATGAAGAGCTCCCCGGGCGCATGCTGCCGACACCCAGCAAGGGCACAGTGACTAGGCTAGAGCTGTACAAGGCATGGCATGACTTCATTCAAGAAGAAGCCGCCGACCCTGAACGCGCACAAAAGCATCTCGACCCAATCAAACCTGACTTCGAAGAGGTGGAGGACGGTGACCTGTCCTTACTCGCCGAGGTACAGGGAAAGATCCATGACATCGAAGTGATGAACTATCAGACGCTCGGTGACCTTGATGCCCTGAAGCAAGAGAGAGATGCCTTAAAGAAAGAGCTGGTTAAAAAGTACAGCCGCTCTATCACTAACGGCAACATCTCGATTCAGGTCATACAGAAAACACCTCCGGTTGATTACCGAAGGGCATTCGACTTCCTTGGCGGGGAACAAGCCCTGCTCGAGAAAGATAGCTCGCTCGAAACTTTTAGACGAGCGAACAATTCACTTCAGTCCTCAATCAAATTTGGAGAAGACTAATGCAAAAGAAACCTACTGCCTTCGAGGCAATCAACGCCGGTAAGGGGCGCCTTTACCCGCTAGATCGAGAGAAAAAACTTGAGAAGTACAACAAGCTCAAGCAATACGGCTGGTTCCAAGAGCTTCCCAAAGAACAGCAAGCTCAAAAGATTCCAAGTTTCGACGGCTGGCTTAAGTTCGATCAAGCGGTGATCGACGATTTGCAACGCACTCTCGACATGAACGGAGGGAAGCCCTTTCGTTACAACCTTGATGTGATGGAGCAAAAGCGAGACGGCGAAGTCACTCAACTCAATATTGAATACTGGCTACCTACCAAGCCTGCTAAGGAAGCGTCTGAGCCACAGCTAGAGCCGGCTCCTGTGCAGAACGACCTGCCAGAGGACGATATCCCTTTTTAAAAAGGTATAGGTATGGGTTTACGAGTAACACGAGCAGTCGACAGCATTTTGTATGGCGGCAAGGACATCGATCCTAAAAGTCCCGAGACCACTTACGAGCACAAGATTTGGGTTCGTCGGGTCCGGGACCATAAAGGGAAGCAAGATTGCCTGCTGAACATCATCTCTGATGACGGCTGTGTTGAACAACTTATGACTGTTGGGGGTGAGGCACTAGAAATTAGTCCCACAGTCACCATCTCTCTAGTAGGTATTCAGGAGTATTGGTACAAGCCTGATGACTACTGTGAGGAATGTGGGCGAGGCGACCCAATTAAGACGCGGGTCGTGCCACAAGCGCGGATCTTGGTGGAAGCGCCAAGGTCTTATGAAATCATTCGTAACAACGCTAGGAGTAAGCAGAAACGATGAGTGACCAAACTATTAGTATCGACGGTAAGTCGTACAACTTCGCAGAGATTGGAGAGCGACCACGCCAGATGCTGGCACTCGTTCAACAAACAAATCAATCAATCCAGATTCTTGCACCCCTGATCGAGGCAGCTCGTGCGGGCGCAGATGCAACCTTGTCTGACGCCAAAAAACTTCTGCCCGAACCCCTCCCTCAAGAGGCGGAAGAGGTGTCCGAAGACTAGGTTGTTAATTAGTCCTCGGGTTTACCCTTTCCCGAGTTCCTGACTGGCTTGGCACACCAGCGACTAGAAACGTGCTGCCCTTTAGAGTGGGCCCTTGTGATTTGGGGGCGGAAACGCCCCCTTTTTTTTGCTAAGGTTAGCCTGCGGTGCGGGGCTTCATACACATGGAGAGTTTTATGAAGTTCAAAGATGTAGCAGAGCGTTACTTAAAAATAAGAACACGACGAGGCAACGAGAAAAGTCGAGCGGCAAAGCACGCGATCAATCAGATGGTCATTCGCTGGGGTAACAGAAATGTATCCACGGTTAGGGCCAAAGATATAAACGATCTGCAGGAGGAGTTGCTCTATGAGCAAGGACTCAGCAATGCCAGCGTTAACACGTACTTAAAATACCTGCGGTTGTTACTGTGCTATGCACGCGACAAGCTTGAGGTCATTGAGAACGTGCCTTCGATTAAGACCTTGCCCGAAACAATGAAGGAGTTGTATTTAGATCCTCAACAAGTGCGATCCCTATTGCGATGGTTAGATCCACTGAGAGCCGACATGGTGGAGTTTGCTTTGTGCTGCGGACAACGCAACAACAATGTGCGAACACTGCGCTGGTCTCAGATAAGCAAAGACAGGAAGTACATGTCGATTGAGTCTACCGAAACAAAGAATGGCAAACCTGCACTGATTCCCTTGAACGGTGACGCTAGAGAAATATTGCGAAGGCGTGAGCTGGCACAAGAGGAATTGGTTAAGAGACGACCGTTCTTGAGAGGCAAGATTGACTGTGTCTTTGTTCAGGATAACGGTAAGCCGTTCAGCCGTAGCGCGGTCTGTAATAAGACTTGGCGGAAGGCTGTGGACTTAGCCGGACTACCGAAGGGGACAAGCTTCCATACACTGCGACACACGTTTGCTACTTGGCACTTTCAAGCACAGACGGACACTCGCGAACTGATGGAGATTGGTGGATGGCGTTCGATTAATTCGTTACAGCGCTACACCCACATGAACAACCTTCACAAGTTGGAAGCAGCGAGTCGCATTGAGGGCATGTTGCGAGCGAACTGAACCCTGATTTTGGGTACGTCGCACAAAACAAAAAAGTCGAAAGTTGTACACTGGATGGGTTCAAGCCCTTCAGAAACAAAAATCCCCTGCGAAATCAGGGGCTTAGAGTGAATGGAGCGGGAAACCAGATTCGAACTGGCGACCTGTACCTTGGCAAGGTAAACCTACGGGTTTCCTTATAAATCAATAACTTAGAGAAGCCTCGAACCGCAACGATTTCTCTAATGAGTTGAACCTTTACGGTCTTACTGACTCGAATCTCTTGTTGTATTCATCGTACAGGCGCTCCTCTTTCTCAGCGATTGCCTGTAGTCGCTTCCACCTAACCATCGAATCAATGACCTTGTCATCGTACAAAGCTTTCTTCTCCTTCCTAAGATCTCGAAGCTGCTTCTCGATTGCCTTATGTGTCACCTCAAACTGATACAGCCGTGGACCAAACCGTTGCTGTAGGTTTCTACGGTCAGTTGGTGTCGATTCTTTGTACTCTTTTCTGTACTGCTGATAGTCGCCACGATTACTGTAGAAGGTGACTCGGTCTGAGTACTCACTAGCCATAGGCATGAACGTACGAAGGATCGGCACATCCTTCGGCAGGAGATCAGGCTCTTCTGATTCCAACTTCATTACGGTGTCAGAAAAGTCATCCAAGAATCGACCCACTCCACCCATAAAGAACTCGTAGAAGTG